CGTCTCCTTCACGCGGATGTCGGCCAGCCTCTTCTCCTGGTTGAACCGCTCGATCGGATAGTGCGGGTTCGCCTCCTTCGGATAGTGGAAATGCTCGATCCCGAGGGAGGGATCCTTCTCGCCGCGCTCCTTCAGCTCCCGGATCCAGTCCGCAGAGGGCTTCGGAGTGGTAGGAAGGTTGATCTTCCAGCAGCGCGTCGCGAGGTACTTTTGGAGGATGTGCGCCGGATGCTCTGCCGCCTCGGAGAGCGTCGCGGTCGTGACCTCCTCTCCCTGCATCGCCTTCTCGTTGTTGCAGGACATGCCCCGGATCACCGCCCGGCACTGATGGGTCTTCTTCTCGTTGAAGCCATAGTTCAGGACGATCAGCATGTCCCCGTTGCCGGGATTGTTCCGGGCGCTCTCCACGGTGAGCCCATGCCGCTCGCGACCGTCCACGATCCATTCGTAGAGGTAGGAGAACTCCTTGTTCGTCGCGTAGTCCGTCCCGATGATCCAGTGGAGCGAACTCATCAGCGGCTTCGTCGGCATGACATAGGCAAACGTATCGGCGGCGGTCGAGAGGGACTTGCTGGTTCGGGCCGGCGCAGAGGTGATCCGGATCCTTGCGTCGGAACGGTGGTAATCGACCACCTGCTGCGCCTTCGGCCAGTAGGTCGTGCCATCGGCCAGCTGGAGGGTCTGGAACCAGAACGCCTTGGCCTGGATCCAGTTGTCTCCAACCAGCGGCTTCGCCTCGACCTGCCCGAGAGTCTGGCTCACGCGGAGGCAAGCCTCTCCAGGAATCGGTAGCACTCCGAGATCCGCTGGCCCGTATCGCCTCCCGTCCCCGGGGGCGGGAGTTCGTCCATCAGCTGCTCGATATCGGGCTTGCCGAGCTTCAGATCCCGGAGTGCCTGCCGCCTCAGGTCCTTGTCGGGACCGGTGGAGCCCCAGTAGGCCCTGAGGATGTAGGACGCTTGCTCGATTGCGGTCGCCATCTTCCTAGCTCCCGTGGAGGACCCAGAGCCAGCCCTCGCTGTTCGCGTTCTGAGCGACGAAGGTGATCGTCCCTGTGGACTTCGCGGTGCAGACCGCGCTCACCTTGTCATCCGTCGCATCTGCCGGCTGCCAAGCACAAGCCTTGATGTTGGGCAGACCGCTCGTCCAGGTGTCCCCGGCTGCATCGATGTCCGAGAAGAAGAAGATCGAGAGCTTCAGCCCATTCCGGTTGGAGATCAGGTCCTTGACATCGGTCTTCAGGTTGTTCGTGGCGGTCGCGATGACCGAGGAGGAGTAGGTCTTCGTGTTCGGGCCGCATCCGTATAGGCCCAGAGCGGGATCCACGTAGCCCGCGGTGGTCTTCGTGGTGGTCGGCGTCTTCGCTGCCATTGCGTTCTCCCATGCGGCTTCAAACCGCCCAACTAGGTGGGGCATTTTACCCCAAGTGTTCCAAACGGAACACTGTAACCGAAACGGTTACACTTTCCGCTCCATTACTCCATCCGGATAAGGTTGTCAAGGGAGGAATTTTCAGGACCAACCCGGATTTTCCGCTTGACACGGATATCCGGCTGCGGTAATGCACACTCAACCCACCGCGGGGTACTCGGTCGAGAACGGCCCCGGCCTGTATCCTTTCCGGGCCGGGGCCAACCCCGCGGGAAAGAGGAGCCAAGATGCCTTGCGGCAAGGGAAAGAAGGGCAAGAAGAAGGGCGGCGGAAGGTAAGTGGGACGATCCAGCGGCGCCCGAAGAGGGAAGAAGAAGCCCTGGATTCCGGTCACCCAGACCGAGGAGTACGCGGCCTACATGAATTCCCCGAAATGGTTCGCCCTGCGTGATGCCACCCTCAAGCGCGATGGGCATATCTGCCGCTCCTGCTACCTCAAGGGCATCGCCCGGCCCGCTACCCAGGTCCACCACATCACCTACGATTCCGTGTTCTTCGAGAATACGCGAGACCTGGTTTCGCTCTGCCGCTCCTGCCACGAGGCGGAGCACAGAGACTTCAGTTTACGTCGCAGGCGGCCTTTCTGGCATGAAAACACCGCCTCGATGCTGTTGCAGAGAGAAGCACGGGGACGCCGAGTCGCGACGGCCCCTGCCTCCCGGCGTCTACGCCCGTTTGTCCAGCCGGCTGCGAAGCAGCTCGAAGGGCTGGCGCGGAGACCATGCGCCGACCGGGAGGACCTCCGGCCTGAACCGGGAGAGCCCGGGTTGCCCGAATCGGCAGCGGGCGCCGAACGTCGTGATGATGTCCGGCACGCTACTGGGGGGGGCACATCGTTCGGAGCACAGCACGCCCACGCTGCGGTCGGCTTGCCGATACCCTGGCCGCGGGAAGAGGCGCTGCCCGTGTCCAAGTTCTGAAAAGCTCGCGACCAGGCGCAATCCCTCCCCCCCACCAAGCCCCCCCTCCCTTCGTGTATCTTCAATCCGGTTTGCAATTCTTGCAAAAAAGAGGTACCGAAGGCGTGAAAGGAGATCCACCATGAGAATCCTTCTCATCGCAGCCCTCTTCGCCACAACCCTCCTCCTCCAACCCCAACCCAGCCGCTGCCAGACGGATATCTGCCCCCGCATCCCCTGCGTCAACTCCAACGTCTGCAACCTCGGCTGCGCCTGCATGAAACCCCCGACCCAAGGGCTCGGAGTCTGCGTGAGCGTGAGATGAGCGAGCAAGAACCGATCCCGGAAGGGGCGGACCCGGTGTGTTTGGTGCGTCATCGCCCCACCAGACAAGATCCGTGCCAAGTAGCCCTTTTACCGAAGAAAAAATAGCATTGCAGGAAAAATCGTAGGCGAGGGACTGTCGGTGTCGGCGACCCCCCGACCCCCCCCTGGCCCCCCTCGCGTGTCGCACTGCGTCATGGTCTGGCGGCACGAGATCACGTCCCCGCTGGTGTATTTAACATAATCCCTCTTATCGTACCAGCGTTCCGATCGGAACACCTGAGTGAATTCGAGGTGTTACAGGGCCAAGCTGCGAGTGCTCGTGAACTCAGTCACGGTCACAGTTGACGGTCTCGCCTTCCAGGGGCTCGGCAGCCCCCGAATCATGACGCAAGGCGTCGGCCGAGGCAGGAATTCGCGCGGGGGCGTTCTGTTGAGGCGTGCCAGCGATGCACAGTCCCTCCCCGTTCACCGCTCTATCCGCATACCCTGATTCCGGCTCCGCCGGGCTCAGGCTCACGTCGAGCCGCATTCCCGCACCCTTGAGGGATCCTGCGAGCTGCTCAAGAAAGGCTAGGGCGCCGCCGGTATTCGCTTGCTGGCGCTCGAAGTCCCGCACCTTATCGCTGGAGATGCCTGCGGTAACGGCTAGATCTCGGAGGGACTCTTCCGAGAGCTTGCCTTCTCTTGCCCGTTCCAGCATTTCCTCAGTAGTCGCGATAGCGATTGCTCGGTGATTTGTAATCACCCTATCGGTTCCATGTAGGACGTTGGTTAGTCCATGCCGGTGAGCTGCATCTCCTAGGGTGGTATGTTGGATACCGATTGCGCGAGACGCTTCTCTGTAGGACCAACCGCACAGCATGAGGTACAATCCATGGCGGCTTTTGCAGTCGCTCATACGCTTGCATAGGTCGTCCCAAACCTTCCGGTTTTCCTGCGGCAGTTCCGGCAGCTGAGCCAGTGCCTTAGCTTGTTCGTCCATGCCTGATGCTTAGCTTTTTGGGGCCGATCCGGCAAGCCCTATCCCTTGATTGCTTCCCTCTATCGCTTTCTGCTCTGCGATCGAAAAATAGGATCGGGTGGGGCTCAAGTTTCGCTTGCGGGGGCCGATGATCTATTGTAGTATCTGCCAAGAGAAAGGGGGCACCGATGGCAACGATCCAAGTATCTCAGGCAACCGCGCAGCGTGTTCTGCGCATGATCGAGGAATTCGAGACGCCGGCCCGGGCGGCGCATGAATTGCGGGTAGGCCAGACTGCAATCCAGCCGTATACCGATGTGGCATCGGAGCGCACCGAGTACATGCTGCGGCGCCTCGCGCGGGCAAGCGAGGAGACTCGCATCCGCTGGCTCGGCCAGCTGCGGACGATTGCGGCGGGGGGCTAGCCGATGTGGTCATGGCACGACCTACTGCTCGCTGGCTGGCTGGCTGCAAACATTCTCGTATGGAGCGTGGTGATCCGCCGCGCTCTGCGGGACTAACCAAGAGAGGGAAGCATGGCACGATTCACCTACGGAATTCACCACGAGGGGCGCACGTTCTACCCGGACAAGCCGGCCGAACGATTCACGCCCGAAGACACCGAGGCGCGGAACATCGAAACGTCACGCCTTGAGGTGGCGACGTTCAAGAGCGGGGTCTACAGCCGCTACTTCGCCTATCTCTCCAAGGATCGGCGAATCACAACCTGGATGGGCGACACGCTCGCGACGGTAACATGGATGGGCGCCGAGTACCGATGCCCCGGCTTCGGTGGGTTCCCCTCGGTGCGCCAGAATTTCACGGCGCGCGGCATCGACGGCCGTGCATGGTACGGCACGTTCTACAAGTCCAGCGGGGACTATGTGAGAATGCGCGTCAAGAAAGAGAGGGAAGCATGAGCGAAACGAAACAGCAGGGACTCGACAGGGCACTAGGCGAAGACTTGATCGCTCTGCTCTCGTTGCACGTCAAGCGCAACGGGCGCGTGGATACGAGATGGGGAGATAAAACTCCGCTGGGGCTCGGCGCAACAGTTCGCCGGGTCGTGCGGAACAACGAAGGCCTCGCCGACCCGACCGGGCTGGCGGAGTTGGTGGAGGCGGCGGAGGCTGGCGAACGAAAGTTGAGAGTATGCCTTGCCATACGGGGTACGCAACCCGAATTGGACCCGACCGTGCAAGCACTCCGCTCCGCGCTCGCCCGGGTGAAGGGGGAGGGGAAATGAGGGAAAACAAATACGAGTATCTCAAGGTCGTGCAAGGGTATTACGGCTGCGGCTGGGAAGACGTGACCGCTGAAACAGACCCGAGGGAAGCACGCGCACGCTTGCGGGAATACCGCGATAATGAACCGGAATACCCCCATCGGCTGATTTCCCGCAGGGTGAAGCGCACCGAGGGCTAGTCCGAGCCTACTCCCCGTGGTGTGAGCACGGGGAGTGCAGTCGGCGCTAGTGCCGACGAGAGGGAAGCATGAAACTTTCACATCGACTACTCAAAACCGTGATACGGAACAAGCTGGAAACTGGCGACTGCGAGCTTGAGTGGGCGCCTGGATATGCCGAACCAGGGTACGACGAACCTGAGTCGGGTATCCTGTTTGCAAACTGGAATCCGCAATCGTTCGGTGACTTCAATACCGGGAAGGGTCGCGTTGAATCATTCTGCTCGCGCCTCGGAGCCCTGATCGAAAAGTCCGACGCTGGATACGCGCTTGAGTGGTCCGACGAATGGACCACTTGCTGTGACTGTGGCAAGGCTGTCCGCGTATCGCCCGACTCATACTCCTGGACTCCTAGCTATATGCTCGTGAATGAGTGTGAACCCGTGTGCAATGATTGCTTGGACCCCGGTACCGTCGAAGACGAGATCAAGAACAATCCGGATCGGTGCGACGTGTGTGGCATAAATTGGGAAGCACGCGGATGGGTCAAGTTCAACGGTGATTTTGAAACGGGATTCCACCCCGGACAGGATGACGACCCACGCGAGGTATTTAAGACGATCCGCAACAAACATATCGGAGTGGATGTGCTGTTCCAGCTCTCTGGAGTAGGGCAATTCGACGCAACATGGGTGGCATTTTACAAAGACTTTGACGACGAGCAGTAGCCTCCACCTCGGCCGATCGGCGCGTGTGTGAGCCGCGCCGATTAGCCGCGATGGAACGCGGGAGAGGGAAGGAACCATGCGAGTAACAATCAACGACGATAAGACACGCTGCACGATTGAGTCAGAGCCCGGTGACCCTGCCTTCCGAGATGGCGGGTGGGGAGACGGTGAATCACGGCTCCTCTATCACGTCAAGCTTGCTCTTCGCGAGCAAGGCTATGACATGGTGAAAAAGCGTATGTGGAAAGACGGCCATATGGTAGACGAGCGCCAGCAGTATCTTAGGACGCGAAAAGGAAAACCGATCTTGGCAATCTGGAATGATCGGTGGGTGATCGAAGGGGCCGACGACATTCTGAGACGCGATGGGCACGTGTCCCTAACGATGGCCGATCTGAGTACCTAGCGTCCCGCCCGCGCCTCACCCCCGCCCCCCGCTGGCATCCGCTGGCGGGGGGCACTAGCATCGGGAGGAAATGACATCGGCGATCGGTAGGGCGCTCAGGATCTGGATTTGCCCGGCATGCCGCGCGCAGAATGACGGCCGGCGGAAGCGGTGCAGGCTCTGCGGGGAGCTGCGGCCCGATCGGGGCTAGCCTGCCCCGGTCGCATTACAGGTCGAGGATCGAAACCGCTTTCCGACTGCGCAAGGGTCCCCCTGTCGCATTACAGCTCGCTATCCGTGCAGTCGATCGAGTGCGGGGGCTCGGCCTCGCGGACGTGGACGGAGACGGAGCCCTTCCCGCGCGGGGCCTTCTCCCACCGGTACCGGGGCTGCCCGATGCAGGACATCCGGTCGCTCTGGATGATCCCCAGCGTTTCGAGCGCATCTAGAATAGGCTTGAATGAGGTTACCAGGTTGTCCCAATCTGGCTCTCTCGCGCTGCATCTTACAAGCTCCAATGAGGCTAACCTAAGAGGAGCCTCTGGGTATAGCTTCCGTATCGCCAAAGAGACAGCCTTCCTCCATCGTCTATTCTCCGCGTGGATCGTTCTCCAATGACGCCTTGCGTTAAGCCCCATACTAGGCAATCCCGGCAGCGTGAAATGCAGCTCATAGGGCTCGTCAGGCATCACGGCTCCCACTTAAAGCGAATCTCGCCACGCGGCTCTGCCTCAAGTGCCCATGCAAGGAACTCGACACGCTCGGAGCGAGACATTCGCTTCCACGCCTGCCGCGCCTGCTCCGCTCCCGACCGGAGCCCCCAAAGCCTTCGCTCTTCCTCCACAGTCGCACTGAAGTCTACTTCGTCCACTGCTGTCTCCTTTCTAGAGGGGTGGAATCCACCCGATCTAGGACGGAATCGCCAATGAGGGCAGGAAAAGGCCCGCCCCCTTGGCCGGATACCTCTTCTGGATTTTCTCCCTGCCACGGGCCATTTCTGGGCGTCTGGTGGCATCCAGAGGACCCCTGCTCCTCCCGATACCGCTCCAGCCTGGACTTGGCCGTCAGGATCCTCGCCCGGAGCGCCCGGCGCGTCTTCTCAGGGTCGAATCCCAGACCCGCCGAGAGCCAGTGAAAATGAGTTTCAGGATCCTCGAAGAAGCGGACGGCCTCAGCGATGCTCTTCGCCGCGGTCTCCCGCCTGGAGGCCGCTTCCATCTCGGCCATCAGCGTGGGATATTGCACCCGGCGCTTGGGGATCCGGCGCTCCAGGTCCGCAATCGCATCGATGAGGACATGGGCCGCGACCCGGGCAGATTCGGAAAGCGTGAGGGGGTCGCTCACAGAATTGCCTCTCCGTCGATCAGCCTTCGAAACCCTCCCGCTGCCTTGCGCCGGTTGACCCTCTCGCTCTTCTCCAGGAGCCCACGGATGATGAGATCATCCCCCGGCTGCGGACCTCGATGGTCAAACCACGTCCGGCAATCGCCCTCGTGCCCGCGCGGCTTGCAGCAGATCAGGTTGCCGAAGGCTGTCCGGTGCAGCCTCTTCCGGCACTCGACGTAGCGGGGTTTCTCGTCATGCTCGTGGGAGAAATCCATCCGGCGGGCTCCTGCCTCAGCGACCCGCCGCCGGATCTCGGCCACCGTGGGCTTGCCCCGCTGCCCGCATTCGATGCAGCCTGCTACGGCCGCCCGGAGGGTATCGGTCGGGATGTCCTCCAGGTGCCGCAGGTAGCCCTTGATCTGTTTCTCACCAGGATTCTGCACGAAGAGAGCCAGCATCTCGTCGATGATTGCCATGCGAGGGTCAAGGCTTGCCATTCTCGGCCTCCATCTCCCGCGAGATCCGCAGGAGCATCTGCTCGTGAGTCTCTGGCCGGGTCTCCAACGCCCAGCCGCGGCGCATCGCGCCCTGAATCGTCCGCCCCCAGTCCGCCTTGAGCTTGCCCCCGCTCACCGCCCAGTCTCCGACCACCTCGATCGCATGAGAGAGTTGAGGGGAAGAGAACCCGTGGGTGCTCGCCCACGCTTCCAGGGTCTCTCGAAGCTCGGAGGGGAACGGCTCGGGGAAGGGGGACTGGCAGGGCTTCTTGATCCTCTTCGCCTTTCCGTTTCCTGACTGGATCGGAGGGGGAGCGGCGATAGCCGCGGACTCTTTCTTCTCTTCTTCTGTCTCTTGTATCTGTCTCTGTCTCTCAGAAGGTGTCCGATGCCTGTCCGATGCCTGTCCGGTTGATGTCCGGTCCCTGTCCATACGGCAATCTTTTTCCTTTAGTTTCAGGGCATCTTGGGTGTCCATGTACTGTCTGATGCGTGTCCGACACCAGTTCCGTGAGTGTCCAAATAATCGGGAATAGGAGTTGATGGATTGGAGCCCCGAGGGAGTCGAGCAGTCGAAGTTGATCTGGAGCAACGCCTCAATCTCCGTGTACTTCCTTTTTCTCGGCCGGTACTGTAGGAACAGGGCAGTGGAGATGCGGCGATGACCGTCTACGGGCGTCAACCACTAGCCCCCCGTCACCTTCTTCTCCCGCCCCTTCCGGTCCTTCGTGACCCACATCTTTCCGCTGTTCCGGCAGTCAGGGCAGTAGTGCGCCTGGGAGCAGTGGCCCCGGCACCGCGGGCAGGGGACGGAATAGGGTACAGCGGGGTTGGGCGGGGCGAGGGGCTTGGTGAGGTCGGTCACTCCAGCGCCCCCACAGCCCGCAGGGCGGCAACCTCAGGCCCCGGCTCGTAGTCAGGCATCGGGCTTTCCCCCCAGATCCCGAGCGAGCTTGATCGCGTCCCGAAGCGGCAGGATCGTCTCCCCGCTCCCGTCGCGGTTCCATACCGCCCAGCAATTCTCGATGATGTGGTAGATCTCGTCCCCGTGCTCTTCCAGCCACTCCAGATCCCGGGCCTTCCGGTAGTCGTCCATCGTCGGGCGGATGCGGGTCACGGCTTGAGGGCCATCAGGAAGTGGATGAGGGCATCGCATAGGTCAGGATCTCCCCAAAAGAAGATGATGAGCAAGCAAACCCCCAGCCCGAATCCGCTTGAGGAAACCTCTTGCTTAACGTCCATCATGCCCCCCGTACATCCCGGACGAACTCACTGGGGAGAAATGCCTCAAACGGCAGGCCCGTTTCTTGCATGAGAAGGAAGATGGACTTCGCGTCCGCCGTCTTGCCGTAGCGGATCCGTGCCACCGTCTCCTTGCAGATGCCCTTCCCGCGGGGATCGAGCCGCTTCGTGGCCTCGGCCATCTCTGCGTCCGTCGCATCGCCCTCGAACCACCAGGAGTAGAATCCAGTCGGGTGCTCTTCCATGATCGATCCGTATACCACGGAAAGAAATTGTTGACAAGCCCCGGAAAATCTGTAAAGTCCCTCCCATGGTCATCCGATCAGTGAGGGAGGAGGACGAACCGATGACCGATCACGAACGACCGATGAGCTTTTTCAGTGGAGCGCAGTCCGAGAGGAGCGCGGATGGTGACACCGCGCAGTTGAGTTCGACCCGGCGCTCGGTGCCCCATGTGCCGGATACCGAACCCTTCCCTCACCCTGCTCGGGCTGCGCTCCTCCAAGATCCCTTCGTGGCGAAGAGCTGCGGAGACGAGTCCCACCTGCACCGCCAACACCAGCGCGGGATCCACACCACGACATACTGTCTCGTCTGCGCCGTGACCGGAGCTTGCACGCTGGAGCTTCGTCCGACGGGCCGCATGATTCGCGAGGACACGGACGAGATCATGGAGTGGGCCTTCGATCTCGCCGAGGGCGGAGTCTGGATCGCGGAGAAGATCGCGAGATGCGCTGCGGAGCGGCCCCACATCTTTCTCTTGCAGTACGAGGTGGACACCGGAGGGGCGGGCAAGCGCCTGCTCAGGCGCGCGAAGGCCGAGCTGCACGGGGCCTACGGCGTGCTCGACGACCTGATCCACCTCCACGAGGAGCAAACCGCGAACACGGCGCTCGGTGCGTCGCTCCGCGTGGTGATCGACGCGCTGGGCTCGGGCCTGGCGCTGCTGGAGGAAATGTGACGAAGAGTGATCTGGTGCTCCCTGCCTCTTCCGATCTGGAAGCCCTATCGGACCCCGGTAGCCGCATCATCGTCGCCTGCGAGCGAGCGAAAACGTGGCTCGCGCAAGCACTCGAAGGGGATCAGATCGAGCAGATCGTGGAACTCAAGTCCCAGGCCGAGGCCATGCGGATCTACGCCATGCAGAAGCAGCTCGGAAAGGACGCCCAGCTCTCGGCTGCTGAGATCGTGCGCCGTGCCGAGCGTTGCATCGGTCTGGCGATTCGGAAGGGGCAGAAGGAAGGGCGGATCGCGAAGCCAGGCCAAGGCAGCAGTGCAAGACCGCCGCGGGCAAAACGAGATCGTCGCGACAAGAACATCTCGTTACCAAGTCAATATCTTGAGCACGGTCAGCAGATGACTGACACCTACGCCATGACCGACGGCGTGTCGGACGAGCAGTTCGAGAAGGCGATCGGCGAGGCGAAGACCGAGCGGAACCTCTCCCGGGCCAACGTCGTCCGTAAGGTGAAGGGCAACGGCAAAGCCGACCGCTGGGCGCCACTCGTGCGGCTCGCCAGCTCTGGAGCGACCTCCCACCAGATCGCCGCGAAGCTCGGTGTCAGTCCGAGCACGGTCAGGAAGAAGGCCCGGGAACTCAAAATCGAGATCCGCGCCGATCTGGTGGTCGGGAAAGCCACTCTGCCGAATCAAGCGCGGATCCTCACGAAGTTCGCTCTCTCGCTTGGAAGCCTCATCCCCACTTGCGACATGATCGACCCCAGCCGGATCGACAAGAAGGCGATCAAAGAATCGCTGTCGATCCTTGACGAGAGCATCCCCGCACTGACGAAGCTGCGGAGGAAGCTCAGGAGGGAAATAGAGAATGGCAGCAGGACAAAGTGATCGCGTTGCCCGCCAGACTTCGCACATGGAGTACGTGCCGCTCGACAAGATGCGCGTCCGGGAGGGTGTGAGCCAGCGCGAATTCAGGCAGGCGTGGGCTGACCACATCTACAAGACCTTCTCGCTGGAGAAGATGAAGGTCCCGGTCTTGAACAAGGTGGGCGAGTGGTACTGGATCGTCGACGGTCAGCACAGCATCGCCGCGCTCAAACGCTGGATCGGCGAGTGGAAGGGCCAGCAGATCGAATGCCAGGTCTACCGCAACCTGAGTGAGCAGCAAGAGGCCGACCTCTTCCTCTCGCTCAACGACACCAAGAAGGTCGACGCCTATGACAAGTACGTCAGCGCGTTGACCGCCGGACACGCCGACGAGACGAACACCGAGGCGATCGTCAGGCTGAAGGGTCTCAACGTTGGACGGAACCGGGCAGAGGGCTCGATCTCCTGCGTGACGACGCTGCTCAAGGTCTACCGGATGGGCGCGGACTGCCTCGCGCGTGACCTGGAAATCGTCAGCAAGGCATTCGGAGACGCCGGACTCGAAGCAGACGTGATTGCCGGCATCGGTTTGATGCTCTCGCGATACGACGGGAGAATCGATGACAAGCGCGCAATCCGCACACTGGGTTCCATGCGCGGAAGCATCAGCGGGCTGCGTGCCCGCGGCGCGAAACTTCGAGAGCAGTTTGCGAAGCCCCTTCCTGTTTGCATCGCAGCCGCCGCTGTCGAGGCGTACAACCGGGAGAAGGGCCGCAAGAAGCTCGAAAGCTGGTGGAAGACCGAGTGATCCGCCTCCGCGACATCGTGAAGTGGCGCGGCCGCGAGTGGCGTGTGGTGGGGATCGACGCGAAGGCCGGCAAGGTGGACATCCGGCCGGTGGACGGCGGGCACACCGAGACGGTTCCGGTGGGGGAGGTAGAACCGAAGTGACGCAAATGCATCTCGGCTGGCATTTCTGCGCGATGCGAGACGGCAAACCGATACTGCGCGATGGCACTCCGTTGGAGATCGGGCGGACCTACGAGCATCACGGCCCACTCGTGATGTGCGGTGCCGGCTACCACAGCTCGGGGCGGGTCATCGACGCGCTTCGGTACGCCCCAGGAGATTACCTGTGCCGCGTGCTCGCGAGCCATGACGTTGCGGACACAGACAAGCACGTTTCACGGTATCGTGTGGCCCTCGTCGGGTACGTCGCGACAGCGACGCTGCATCTCTTCTCAGCCCGCATCGCATATTGTGCCCTGCTCGCCGAGAGGGAAGCTGGGCGCGAACCGCATCCCGATTCATGGCGAGCCGTAGCGACCAAGGTCTCGTGGTGTCGCGGAGAGGCCACGGACGATGATCTGTACGCGGCCTTGAGCGCGGCCTGGAGCGCGGACTACGCGGCCAACAGCGCGTCCTACGCGGCCAGGAGCGCGGCCGGCGCGGCCAACGCGGCCAACGCGGCCAGGAGCGCGGCCTACGCGGCCAGCAACGCGGCCTACGCGGCCAGCAGCACGGCCAGCAGCGCGGCCGACGCTCTACTCCTATCCATGCTCCCGAAGAAGCTCGTTGACCCGAGCTTGATCGAGACGGCGCTCGCCGAGGTGGAGGACTGAATGGCGCACCATGTATTCAAGCAGCAGGCCGCCTGCACTTCGTGCGGATCAACAGGTCTCTATGTCGGTATGGCAGAGCGGGACGGAGCAGCGGTCGTCTGCCATACGTGCAAAGGAACCGGAGAGAAAACGATCCGCGTCGAGTGGGACGACTTCGAGGGTCGCAAGCGACGCGATGGTGTCGAGCGTGTCTACGAGACGAATCCCGGGATCTGCATCGACATAGGGGAAGGCCGATTTGTACTCTCAGACTTCGGCGGGATGCCGTACCAGGATTGGCTCGACGGACGACAGTTCGAGCGCGGGATGGAGAACCGAGGCTTCACCTGCCCGGCGTGGTGGTATCAATCTGCGAACTACAATCTCAAGCCAAAATGGGATGCCTGCCTCATTGCCGGTCCGTTTTCCCATTGCCCGCACTTTCCGAACAAGGCCGCGTGTTGGGCGCGCTGGGATCGTGAGAATCCGCTCGCCGAGGTGGAGGGATAGATGGATAAGTACGACGCTTTTTTTGGTTCGTGTGCGGCTCTTGTGGTGATTGTTCTGATCGGCTCCGCGACATTCTCATGCGCCGACGATAGGCGGCAGATCGTGCGCGCGATCGAAGCGGGGGCTGACCCCGTGATGGCTCGCTGTGCGGTCAAGGGCTACGGCGAGGGATGCGGCCTCTATGGGATCGCTGTGAGGGATCGTAAGTGACCCCCTCCCACGCCCCCGAGCACCTGCGCACGGTGATGCTGTGCGCGGCAGCCGGCGCGTTCGTGTTGTGGCTGATCGGAGACTGGTGGCTGCGAAGGAGCGGGCGGTGAGCCGCGGTCTCGTCCTGAGCCTCTTCCCCGGCATCGGGATGCTCGACAAGGGCTTCGAGGAGGAGGGCTTCTGTGTCGTGCGCGGGCCGGATCTGCTGTGGGGCGGGGACATTCGGCGGTTTCATCCGCCCTATGGGAGATTTGATGGCGTGATCGGGGGGCCGCCGTGTCAGAAATTCTCTCCCATCGGCAATGTCAATAGATCAAGATGGGGAGAGGATTCCGTCATGCCCGACCTCATTCCGGAGTTCAGGCGTTGCGTGCTGGAGGCGTCTCCCGAATTCTGGGTGATGGAAAACAGCCCTCGAGCCTACGGGCCTTTTGACGGAGAACGCTACGAACAGCACCTCATCCATCTGGATTCTCAGTGGCTTGGAGAACAGCAGGCTAGACGACGATGTTTCTGGAGCAATCTACGACTACACGTTGAGGTTCTGGCTCTCGTTCCCCCTGTATCCGGTAGTGAGCGTGCCGTTTCCTCTCTCGGTTCGGTCGACTACCACGGATCGCGGGCAAAAGAACCTAGCCGGGATCTCGGAAGAATGCTCGAACTCCAGGGCTTCCCGCGCGACTGGCTTGACCATTCCCCGTTCACGATGCAAGCGAAAAAGAAGATGGTCGGCAACGGAGTTCCGCTCGCCATGTCCCGCGCCATCGCTCGAGCGGTGGTGAAGGCGCTAGAGGCGCGGAAATGATCTACGCGGTCACCCTCGGCGGCTTCCTGCTCGTCTCGGGATTCTTCCTGCTCGGCATCGGCTTCGGAAAGATGATCGGGCGCCGGCAGGTGTACGACGAATGGACGCTCACGTTGGAGCGAGAGAGGTTGGAAAGGCTTGCGCGCTCGCAGAAATCCTGCGCGTGCGTGAGATAGGAGTAGTAGACGAGAGTCGTCTACCTCGAAGTGTTGGTCTGACAAAGGGTCCCCGGGGGTCGCGATCGGGGTTTGGTTGCCCGGGGACCCGACCGCCCTTTTGGGCTGAACGGCGGGGAGGGAAATGAGCGAAGGCAAGCCGAGTGAACTGCAAGGCGAGGTGATCCTCGTGGAGCCGCACGATCGCAGCATCGTTCGCGCCGAGCCGGGCGATGTGATCGCAGCCGTCGAGGACTACCGGAACATTCAAAAGGCACTCGACGCCGCGATGCCCGACTGCCTCATCACCATCCAAGGTCGGAAGTTCCGCAAGAAGAACTACTGGCGCGGCATCGCAACCGCGTTCAACCTCACGGTGAAGCAGGTCTCCGAGCAGCGCGTCGAGGAGGGCGACGACTGGGGCTGGATCGCGACCTACACGGCGACCGCCGGCAACGGACGCAGCGCCGATGGAGACGGGGCGTGCTTTGCGAGCGAGAAGACCGACCGACAGGGCAAGATCATCGCCACCGTCCACAACGTCCGGTCTCATGCCCACACCCGCGCCTACAACCGCGCCGTCTCGAATCTCGTGGGCTTCGGAGAGGTGAGCGCCGAGGAGATGATGCAGCAGAAACCCGCGCGCCGATCTCCCGGACCCCCTCCCCAGAGTGGTGCGCCCACGATCACCGAGAAGCAGCAGAAGCGGCTCTTTGCGATCTCGTCAGCGACCGCCGAGCGGCTTCAGGTCCCCGCCGACGAGGTGCGGGGCTGGCTCCGCGAGCAGATCGAGGCCCTGGGGCTGGAATCCACCAAGGACCTGACGAAGGAGCCCTATGAGATGCTCTGTGACCGACTGGAGAAGATGCGGCTGGACGACCTCGTTCCGAAGCCCGCAGACGATGAGGAGGAGCCGTTCTGATGTCCAAGCTATTCGAGATCCACGATGCGATCGAGCGCGTGCTCGCCGAGGAGGTCGATTACGAGACCGGAGAGATCACGGACGAGACGCTGGCGAAGCTCGATGCGCTGGAGATCGCCCGCGACGAGAAGGCCCTCGCGGTCGCCCGCTACCTGATCGGCGAGGCGTCCGAGGGCGAGCGGGTGAAGGCCCAGGCCGATCGGCTCGCGACGCGGGCGAAGGCCCATGCGAATCGCGCCGAGCGCCTCAAGGGCTATCTCCAAGCGAACCTCCCGATCGGGCACAAGATCCGGGACGACGTGGTGCAGATCGGCTGGCGCAAGTCGAGCGCCGTCTACATCCACCACGAGGACGAGCTCCCGGAGGAGTTCTGGAGGGTGCGGCGCGAGCCCGACAAACAGAGGGCGAAGGACGCGCTGAAGGAAGGCCGCGAGGTGCCCGGCGCCGAGCTGGTGGTGCGTCATCACCTGAGTATTCGCTGATGTCCGTCCTCGACGACCTCGCCTTCTGCGTCCAGCACGCGGCCCAAGACGAAGGCTACGAGGCCCTCGCACGGCGCTGCGGAATCGTCGGCGGCAACGGCCGGGGCATCAAGAACTACATCCACCGTGCGGCGCACCCCGGCGAGGCTCACAGCGAGACGCGCGAGTATAGCCCGGTCCTCTCGGAGAACTTGGTCAAGCTGCTCGACGGGCTGGGGCTCACGGTCGCGCCCCGTGACGAAACCGTGCCCACCGTGGCCCACGTCTGCATGATGGTCTCGCGGATGGACTGCCACCGGGTTGCGAAGTCGATGGCGATCGATGCGGTTCACCGGGCGGGGCTGATACCGGAGGAGACGCCGTGACGCTCTTCCTAACGTCCATCCATTGCCCGGTGTGTGGAGAGGATACCGAGGCCGACATGCTGCATGACGGCTACCTCGTCGCCAGTGCAAGCGAAGCTACCCTGCGCTGCCGATCCTGCGCGACGGAGTTCAGGGTCGAGTTCTTTGAGGTTGGGCAGGAGGAGAAGCCGTGAAGATCCGATCCAGCGTGCAGCGTGAAGGCAAACAGATTTGGTTGCTGTGGCGCAACGCGGAGGTTGGCTCTGCGCGAGGCTGGTTCTTGCTCGGAGCTTTGTGGGCACTGAACTGGGTTCTGCGAAGTCACAGCCGACCGGCGAAGTTCGCAGAAAGGGAATGGGAATGCGACCAAAAGCGATACTCGCCACCGTGGTCATGGAACAACAAACCGTAAAGGAGACGCCGCGATGACCGAAGCCGAGGCGCGGGAGCGTGCGGAGCGGATCGCTACTCAATTCTTCGGAAAGCTCAGCTACGCAGAGGTATGCGATCTGATCGACAAGATCGCCGCAGCGCAGATTGAGGCGTTCCGCAAAGGATGGGCAGATTGTCGCGAGGCGGTTATTCGTGAGATCGAACGCCAGTGAACAGATCGCCGCCGCGCTCGTCGAGGCGAGTGGAGGGAAGGATGGCTAAACTTGATGAACCGACCGAAGAACAAGTGCGTTCATTAGGCTGGAATTCACTACCCGCTGGCAGTGGCAACGACCACGTATTCGCGCAGCAGTTGAGCTACATCGGGGTGGTGCTGGTACAAATCCGCGAGCTACTCCGTCTGCTCGTCGAGGCGGGGAAGGAGCCCGGCGATGGCAACGGGTGAATACACGACGGTTACGTTCGGACAGTACGGAGAGGTCTACGTATGGCGTACCGTCGTTCCGATTGTGGAGATCACACCGGGAACTGGTGGGATGGCGATGTTGTTAGAAATTCTGAAGCAACAGGAGCGCAGCGATGCCGAAGCCTGACCGACGACGGAAGCTGTGGGTGGTGGAGTATCTGGATAACATGACGGGGGAATGGTACGCGGGAAGCCGGGTCGCTCCGACACGTAAAAGACTTCGTCAGATTCAGCTTCAACTAGCACACGAGAACCCTTGGCTTGACACCCGCATCCGCTGCTACGTCCCGCGCGACGAGACCGACTGAGGAGGTTGCCATGACCCGCCTACTCGCCCTCGCCCTGCTGCTACCTATCGCTTGTGATTACGCGAACCCCTACAAAGCCGGATTCGACGAAGGAGCAAAGAGCCAGATGGTGTGGGACGTGACTTTGCTCGCCTGTTCAGCGAATCGCCATGAAGAGGACGGTGATCGCCGTGGGGCAATAGCTCTATGGGCAAGTGTTTCTGCCATTTGCGGGTGGGACAACATGCAAAAGATCAGAGCGTCCGACAACTGTCTTGAAGCAACCGCCCAAGTGCTCACGGGAGAACGACTATGAAGTTCCTAGCCCTACTCGCCCTCGCCTGCCTACTCGCCCCACTCGCAGCTTCCGCCAACGGTTTCCCGCTCTGCAAACTATGGAGAGAAATGCACCGCTGCCAAAGTGAGGAATGGTCTCAGTGTTGGAATGAGAAAGCTGAGCGGATCAGTAACTTCCTGCGTGAGACATTCGATGAGGAGACTGCCTATCGATTCTCGCGGATGTCTGGACCCCTCTCGACCTGTTCTGATCGTTCGTTCAAATGGACACCTCCTGGGTATTGGCCCGGACAGAATGACCCAGAAGCAAACTAGGAGGGGAATAATGCGACGCCTACTCGCCCTCTCCCTGCTGCTCGCGATGCCGGCTGTCGCGCTTGACGGGCTGCGCTGGTACGTGGAGGACTGACGATGGACTTCGACGTGGAGAAGGAAGCGAGTAAACTCGCCGAGCGGTTGCGTCCACAGCCATGCTTCCAAGACAGCTACACACGAAAGCTAACCGACTTCGCCCGCCGCGCCATCGCCGCCACCGAGGAGCGGGTGGAGGAGGAGCGGTCAACGTGGCGACTGAAGCGCCGTCGGTATCGCGAACACATCAGGAATATGCAGGCAGCGTGTGAGAGGTGGAAGCGGCTCTACGAAGTCGTCGTGGCACGCAACTTGCTGAGATGTGAACAAGACGAGCGCCGCCGCCGCCGCGAAGCCGGGCGAGGGGAGGGAGAGGGGTGAGCGATTGGTCCGAGGTGCAGAGAACGCTTGAGCGTGTCCAGCAACAGATCGAACGTCTGGAGGCGCCGATGGGTGAGGCTATCTGCGATGCCGTTCTCGCCGAACGCGAGCGGTGCGCGAAGGTGGCGGACTATTATGACAGGCTGGAGCGCGAGGATCACGACAAGACTGGATCTTCGATCCTCTGGTATTCCAGTTGCATCGCCGCCGTCATCCGCAGCGGGGAGGACCCTCAGTGAGCGAGAGGACGGAACTCGCCACCAAGATCGTCCGCGCCCTCTGGCCAAGCGAGCGGTGCGAGCAGGTGCTCGACGCGCGGGTGGAGCTGGTGCGGGGGGTGCTGGAGAGGGAGGAGAAGATGGAGAAGAAGGAGCCGAGCGAGCTGGCGAGGAAGATCGCCCATGCAGTCCATATCAATGCAGGTAGCTATCGCCGTGGTGTTTGGGTACACACACCTGAGAACATCATCGCAGAGATTGTTTCTGACAACGGCCTCTCCGACCTGGAGGCCAAGCTGGAGGCCGCGGAGAAGCTAGCCCACGATCGTCTCAACGAGATCATCGAGATATCGCATGACCTGCACATCAAGCTGGAGGCTGCGGAGTGTGGGCGGGACGGCTACAAGGCGATGGTTTGCTCGCAGTCCTGCAAGATGCACTACCCGCCTCCCGATGGTAAGCCGTTTCCGTGGGATGAGCTTAGACATGAACGGGATGAGGCGCTGGGGAGATTGAAGCTTATCGCTGAACTGACCGATGGTTGGCCTGGAGACGGTTCCATACTCAACGAGAATACGCATCGGCGCGTCCACCGCCTCGCCACCGAGAAGGACGACTGAGATGCGAGACCCCACGCTCACCGTGGAGTGCCCCGACTGCGACGCCCCCGCAGGCGAGACCTGCAAGCCCGACTGCGCGAACGATGGTGCCTTCAAGCGAGTGTCAGAGATCGAAGACCTCCGCCGGCAGCTCGCGGAGGCGAAGGCGGACTTGGAGGAACATGAGGGCTTCATCAGGCAGTGCGAGCAATTAGGCCAGCGCTTCCACCACATCAGAATCATCGAGTCAGGTGTGGGGAATGCGCCCTACTGTGTTCAGGTCTTGGAGCACATGACCTCGGAAGAGCGAGATGTCTTCCTCATGGCGGAAAAACTGGAATCAACAGTAGAGGAAAACCGGAGGCTCAAACTCTTCTTCGACCGTCTGCGGGGGAGCAAAATGCAAGCCGACCTTGCCACCCTCCACGCTCGGTACGAGGCGCTGCGGGAGGCGCTTATTGACTACGGTCAGCACACAGAGGAATGCGATCTCTCCCACTGCACCGCTGGCAGGCCGACCAAGGACGGTGGGTATGAGCACCAGGTTCGAGGGGAGTGGATCGATTCCAAGAAGCTTATGTGCACTTGCGGGTTCGACTCCGCCCTCGCCGACGCGCCGGAGGCCCTACGTCGCCGCCGAGATGGAGTAGACGATCCAGAGGCAGCCGGCCCCGAAGGCGAATAGCCCGCCCATCGGCCAGAGCCAGGCCTCCGCGAGCTGGTGCGGGGTCAGCTCCCGCCAGTCGTGCTGACGCTTCTCGCGCCACCAACCGAAGCCCGCGAGCACCGGCACCATCCAGAAGCCCAGGATGAAGGGGATTCCGACGTTCGCGAGGCCGACTGTGACGATGGCGGTGACGATGAAGCCCACCGCGAAGTGGAGCAGGTAGTCCCAGTCCCATTCCCAGAGCGGCTGATGCGACACGTCAGTCCTCCCGCAGCGCGTTGTTGGCCCGGATCACCCGGTCGGCCTCCCTGATCCATGCCCGGATGGTGGGCGCCTTCCCGTCCCGCATCAGCTCCTCGTACTCGTTGAGGCGCTGCTCCGAGGCGAAGAACGGCTCCCCGGCGTAGGGCTCAAGACTTGGAATCGTCTTGCATCCGGTGCAGACGCTCGCGAGAGCGAGCAAGCCAGCCATGCTCGTCAGCCACCGGCTCCGACATGACCGCATCGCCTTTCCTCCGTTTGCCGAGGTCGTCCTTGAGCTGGTCACGCTCCGTCGTGGCCGTACCCGTCTTGCGCCCAGCGAAGTAGGCGAAGGCTCCAGCAGCTACGAGGATGACTAGACCGCCCACGATGAAGTAGACGGTCATTGGCTAGTGCCCGCCGTCCTTCGCCGTGATGAGCCCGACGCCACCGAGGGCCGTCAACAGCTCGGGGATCGCGCTGGCGATGTCCCCTCCGGTGAGAATCCGTGCCGCCACGGTCAGCACCGATGCCACGAGCATGATGTATCCAGCGATCGTCGTCTTCTTGTTCTCCATGACGTTCTCCTTAGATCGCGAGGAACGGATCTACGTACCCTGCGATCCTACCACGGCCCTCGATGGGCCGCACCTTGATGAAGGCGTTCTGTTCGATTGCAGCCTGAGCATCCCGGGTGCGGCTCCCCCCTCCGCTGGCTCCGATGGAGAGCCCGCTCCCGATGCAGAACTCGACGTGCCGGATGCTTGTACCGGAGGACTTGAGCCAGAACACGAGGCACCCCTCATGGGGAGACTGGACTTGGTAGGGCGAGAAGCGCCCCCACAGACCCCCCGCCGTCCAGTCCCCGCTGGGAAGGATCCCGACGCTCTGGAGAATCTCGATCACGAAGCCCGAGCAGTCGAAGCCCCTCACAGGGTCGTCCCCGCCCCAGATGTAGGGCAGTCCGTAGCACTCCCAAGCGACCCTCAAGGCGATGGCGCGGAGTGATTCGGGAAGGGCCATTACTTCTTCAGGCTCTCTATCGCTGCGAGGATCTTCCCATGGTCGTCTTGGTTCCGGCTCTCGGTGAGCTTGTACCATTCTTTGAACTGGTCCCACTCCGTTGCGACCCGGTTGGACTGGGCCTCGGTCACGATGGCCCGGAGGCGAGTGTTCATCAGGGTCTCGTGGTCGGCCCCTTGGCGCTCCTCCACACGAGTGATGTCCTTGCTGATGGAGTTGGTGAAGGCCACAGAGGCACCGACGCCAACGACTATGAGAGAGCCCACGATTATTGAGATCCACTTCAACCAGCCGTTCATGTCACCGTCCCCCGGATGCCGTACTGTACCAACGAGTTAGCACGCTATGGAACGTATTCGTAAGCACCCATGTCTGGAGTGGACGAATCCCTGACGTTCCTGTTCACGTCCAAGATCATGCCACCCGGAAGAGAAGAATGTCCAAGCGTACCGGCTTCGTAGAGCTCCGAGTCCGTATCGATCTCGAAGTCAGCCCTGGTCATTGTCACAGCGCAGTTCGCCCAAGGACAGGCCGTCAGCTCCACCTGACCGTTACTAGGAGCATACGCCGCATAAGATCCACCGTTCTCGGCGTTGTTGGAGAAAGACGCATTTGCAGGGTTCTCGCTGCCACCAGCCACGACCTCGATTGTGCCTGTCCAGTTTGGAGCCCAGAGGACGTTGTTGTGCGCCCAGTCGATATCTCCGTATGCACACCGGCTGTTTCCCGCACCCGATGTCCTGAGATCCAGGCAACTGTTCCCGTATACAGCGGTGTAGTCGCCTCCACATCCGATCATAAACGCCTGAGTGCCGAGGTATCGAGCCGCAGAGCCACCAGCCCACAGGTTGTTTCGGATGACGGCGTAGTCGAAATCCCTACACTCTACGTCCTGTGTGAGCGAAACGGCAAGGAAGGTAGGTCTCGTATCGTCCCCCTCCTTGTAGAAGAAATTCCTCTCCACGATGACGTTGCGGGAGGAGAGCGGGTCTGTGCCTGTGCCGGCGTTGTGCCCAACATCTATGCAAGCTGACCCCTGGCATCCGATATTGTTGTCTTGGATGACAGTCTCCCAGACGCCGTGGTTGTCACACAACGGTCCTCCTGCGGTACAGCCGCTCCCCTCTGAGTACCCGTTGTGCCGAAGAGTCATCACGGACTTCCCGTCAGCAGAAGAGGTTTGAGCCGTTCCCTGGGGACCGAAATGGTTGTTCGTGATGAGCTGCGATCTTCCGTAGGTCCTGAACTCGTTCCCCCCGGTTTCGCAACCAGCGAGATCGTTCCCGGCGTAGAAAAGCCCGTATACTCCAAAGAGGTGACAGGCATCCGGGTCAGCACTTCCACGCTTCCCGATCACATTATCGACGAAGAAGAGGTTCCTCGTGGCGTACTGGTCGTCCCCTGCCGACAGGTCTTGGAGTCTCCCGTTGATGATCCCACCGAACACATCATCTGCGTATTCTACGCGCTGGAACAGGAAATTCCTGGCACCGATTCCACCCTTGAGCAATAGGAACCCGAGATAGTGCTGTGCCACTCCGTCAACGTAGAAGTCCTGAAATCTCCAGTCGTCCGCGTCGTCGTTGATGAGAACCCGTGCCGTGTCGATCGTTACGTTGAGGTTCGCCTTCGACGCGCCAAAGCTCCCGATCAATCCAGGGCCAGCATCGATGGCACTTCTCAGATCCAACTCTCCGGCCCAATCCCACGTCTGTCCTCCGTGGAATAGGATCCTCGTAAAATGGGCGGCTGCCTTGGCTAGTACGATGTCCTCGAAATCACCTGTCTCGGACGAGTGCTGTGCCGCTGCGCTTGGGCAATCTGTGAAGTCGGATGTCCTGGAGACGCAGACACTCTTCGTATTGGATCCCCACCCCTCTGTCGCATCCTCTGGATCGTAGACGTTTATGGTGACAGAATCAGTGTCAGACGAGCCTGCATCGTCACGTACAGTCAGACCAACTGTGAAGATCGCACAGTCCACCCCACCGCAATCGTCCGGGAACGAAGACGGTTCGAACACGTGCCCTGCAAGCGGTCCAGTCATCAGGTTCCGGCTGTTTCCAGTCGGATCCCACGTTCCACTGGCGGCGTCGTCGAAATCCCAGTTGTACGTGAGCATGTAGAAGCGAGCCGCGTTGATGGTCGTGTCAACGTGACTGGAGTTGAGCCATGCTTCGAAGAACACAGGAAGGGGGGATGGTCCGCTGTAGGAGGTCGTCTCGCACTCGCTGGTCCTGCTCGTGCTGGTGATGCAGATGGCGGCTGCCACATCTCCACCGCCCCCGCCGCCACTCCCTCCCTCACTGTCATTCCCACCCCCGAGGGTGGAAATACCCCATCCACCAAGGGCCAGGGACAGAATGACCAGGATGAAGTATCTCACGGGGTTTCCTGAGTCCACGTTCCCGCTCTGCCCATCGTGATCCATCCTGCGGAAGAATCACCAACCAGGCAGACGTAATCGCCACTCGCGGAGTTGCTGTAGATGGCCTCCCCATCGGAGAGTGCCGTTCCGTCGAGGACGATCCGGTCGTTGTCGTCCGGGTTGACGTTCACCTTCTGCGCCTGGAGGGCGTAGACGCAGAGGTTGCAGCCATCCGAGCCGGTGCATCCAGACACGGCCGGAAGGTTGTAGGTCGTCTCCCCTGCATAGTTCGCGAGGTGCAGGATGCCACGGGACTCCGCGACGGTCAGCGAATCGCTCGCGGAGGTCAACGACTGGACAGCGACCTCTCCGGAGATCGTGCCGGGCGTCGAGTGCTGGCAGAAGGCGTCGCACGCCACGGTTACCAGCAACAGAACCGATCCGAAGGCTATCCAATGTCTCATGTCGTCTCCTCTACGGGGTAACGAGATTGTCTACGTCCGTGCTTCCCACGCCAGCATCGAAGTCGAATACCACACCGCTCGTCAAGGATACGTTGTCCTTGCGGTTCAAATATGTCGATGCTGTCGTCTCGATTGCATCACCAGTCGAGGCAATGACATTAGTCGTAACCACCCCTCCCGTCATGCCATCGATGTCGATGCCCTTCCCGCCGGCTCCGCTGATGTTGTTGCTCGTGACGACACCGCCTGCAACGCTGGCAATGTTGACTCCAGAGGTAGCCGAAACGATCTTGTTGAGTGAAATGACGGAATTCGCAGGCGGACTGTTGATCCCATATCCTCCTCCGCTGATCCTGTTCCCGATCGCTATGTTGCAATTCGCAATCGCAGCATAGTCTGCGGAGGATATGTTGTTGAGAGATACGTTGGACCCTGCAATATCCTTGCAGTCGATGGCGTTGACATTCCCACCAGCAGCATTCTCTCCGACCAACCTGTTGTCTACGATATTCAGCTTGGAGGCTGCCGATCCGTCATACACGCCGATCACGCCTCCGGCTGTGGCGGATCTTCCTTGCGCTGAACACCTGTTTCCTTCAATACCCACGACACCACTTGCAACGATGAAAATACACCCAAGCTCGTGGCCTGAGATGTTTGAGTTGTTGGAGATGTCAACCACCCCTCCGTCGGCCCTGACCCCTATGTCGTGGAGACCTTCAATCTTCTGGTTCCCTGTGATGGAGACATTGCCGAGCGTTGGGTCTGCTCTCAGGTAAACTTTCCCGGTGATGCTGGCATTGGATACCTGAACCGCGTAGATGTCGTCTCCAGCTCCGCCTTCCGTGCCAATGATGGCTCCGCAAAAGGCGTATCCAGCGTCGCAGCTTCGGTTGTGAGTTCCGCAGAAGTTACCATCTAGGGTAGTTCCACCACAATCGGAGTCCTGGTCACACGCTGAAACCACTCCAGTAGTTGACCACGCGGCACCGTTGCATCGACATACGTGTGTATCCGCACCTCCACCAACCGTACAGTCCGTGGCATTGGCTCCGTTGCTCACGTAGTGCTGATCCCCGGTGGTTCCACCTGCACAGGCGGGTAGATCAACCCCGATTTGGTAGGTGTCGTCGATGTCGCAGACACCCCACACGTCGATGTCCAGATCGATGGTTCCTCCATCGATAGACACATTGTCGATGTCGCCAAGAGAGCTGGCAATGCTGATCCCAATCTCAATATCGGTGTGGTTGTTGTTCCCAGTGTCCTTGTCCCGGATGTGGTTGTTGGAGAAGGTAATGTTGTCGCTCGTACCAAGGGCCTGAGCGGAAATGCTCATACAGGCAGACGAGCCAACGGGGCCGGCAGAGAGACCACCCTCGCAAAAATTGTCAGAGATGGTCACCCCATCGGCTGACTGAACCGTCACGCCGCCGCCGCTGGAGGGGGTCGCCGGATTGTTGTCGAGGAAGTTTCTATCGATCAGGACGTTCGTGGAGAGCTTCCCAATATCGATGGGCTCATCCCCCATGAAAGAGATGCGAGTTCCCTCTACACTACAGTTATCGCACCTGGCGATCTGGATGCCGTGTGATTCCTCACTGGCTACGGGGGTGGTGACCGAATCGACAACGGCCGTGCTTCCGGACTCATCTCCAGCAATCGTGTCCGTCGCAAGGACCGTACCCGACAGCGCCGTGAAGATCATGGCTTTGTCGTTTCCAGCCGCAGCACCCGTCGTGTCCTGCCAGTAGAAACGCGCAGTGGCCCCACCGCTTCCGCTCCCCACGTCAGCGAACGTGATGGTCTCTCCGTAATCGAAGGCCGCCGAGACACTATCCGCTTCGAGAACGAGGTTCCCAACTTTCAGCCCGTGCTTGAACGGATCATCGTCACGGATCGCGAGGTTCCTGATGTGTACGTTTTCCAGCTGTCCGGCACAGGTATCCGCATACTCGTCGCAGACTGCAATCGCGTAGTGAGGGTTCCCTGTCATGCGAGTCAAGAGCACAGAACATTCCCCATCACCTTCTATCGTGATGTTGCTCTGGTCTACCACGATTGCTGTTGCGATGCTGTACAGTCCACACGGGATATAGACAACACCGCCACCAGCGGCTCCAGCGGCGGCAACCGCTGCACTGATCGCCGGACCATTGTCCGTTCCCGTTCCTACTGTGTCACAGTCCATCGGGGTGTCTTCGGCAGCGTCACAGTCCGTGGCCTCTACGGCATCGGCTACGGCGCCGTAGGAGAGAACATTGTATACAGCGTCGTCAGTTCCCCACTGATGCCACCCAATCGGCTTCTGCTCCCATGCCGCTCCTAGAAGAAGCGAGACGAAGAAGAGAAGAAGGAATAGATTGCGCATCGTGTCCCCCTATCGAACTGGGCAGGCGCGCATCGTGATCGTGACCGCGCTGCTGATTGTTCCGCAACTCGCCCAGATGTAGCCTGCGATGTCCGTCGCCGTCGCTGGAGCGAGATTCGCTTGGGTAAGAGATGATGTGTTGATCTTGTCTCCAGCGCCGCTGGCTGCGTCGTAGCCCTGCGAATTGGCGTAGATGTCACAAGTCCAGTTCCCAACGCTGGCATCGTGGAAGAAGATCAGGTTCGAGACAGGACCCACATTGGCAACAATCTCGTCTCCTCCTGATGCGATCTTGCAGACACCGGTATCGGCTTCTGCAACGCACAAGTAATGATCGATACATCCATCAGCCAGGCGACGACCTGTCGTGGCCGTGCTATCCGCATGAGCAGGCCACGCGATCACGAGCAGCGCGATGATGATGGTTAGATTCTTCACGGTTGGACTCCCCTGTATTGGGCATTTTCTTCATCTGACTGACCCAATGCCCTCGATACTTCGGTTTTGACTTCGTTCACAATTCTTCCGAAACCTGCCCGTGCCGAAAGCTGCATAAATCTCGCTGCGGCAGCATCTCTCTGAGCAATCGGAAGATTTACGTCAATGGTTTTTATCAATGCCCTCATCGTCTCTGGATTCGTAAGTAGGCTTCCAACCTTTCTGAGTCCGATCATCACACCCAAAGACGCCATGGCAGTCATAATCTTGCTGGAAGATCCGGCAGCTCCCATCGAGGCAGCAATTCCACCTCCAGCAAACGATGCTCCAGGCATCACGGCACGAATGGCAGACCTGAAACCACCCAGAGTCGCCCTTCTTGCAATGAATGTTGAAACATCCACAGAACCTTGCTCGCTAGCAATCTGCAAGACGTTCACCAATCGAGACAGATCATTGATCCGGATCCCAGTGTTCTTGAGAGCCACAGCCATCGATGCGTACTCTCCAGAGCTCTTGTTGAATATTCCGAGTCCGCGTCTCAGGGCATCGATATTCAGGATGGAATCTCGCGGACCAGCACGTTCTATGGCTGACGTGAATACATCATCGATGTGGGCACGCACAGCTCGATTGAATTCCGGTACACCAACGAGCTTCTTCAGATCCGTCATGGCACGAGGGCTTCCAGCATCGAAGACGGTCTTGAAGAATGCCTTTGTGTTCGGCTCCGTGGTCGTGAGATCCTCGAATCCGATTCCGAAGATTCTCCTGTCAACGCGAGTGAACTTTTGAGCTGTCGGCCTCTCGAAAAGGCGGTTCATCGTGAACCAATCCCGGTTGGCCTTCTGAAAGAGATCCTTCACAGCAGGCACGTTGATGTCACCTAGATCCAGTTCCAAGGCCTTCTTCATTTCGAAAGCCTTCTTCATCGGAAATCCCTGCTTCCTTGAGAATTCGATGATGTCTTCAAGATCATCTGAAAGAGCCTGGTATTGCTCTATTCTGAGATCAGGTTCTATCTGGGAAAGCTTCTTCAGGAATGGTGTTAGCTTGTCTTTGACGGCTCTCGGAATCGGGATGTATCGAATCCCTTCCTCCGTCTCGATCTCCATTCTCGGCCTGGATCCAGCCATCTCCTCGATGATTTCAGATGCCTTTACCCTGGTATGCTGCATCGGGATTCTCGCCCCGGTCTTTCGAGCCAGTTCTATGGAATCCACATATTGCTTGCTGAAGATATTTTTCAGGTGAACGAATTTCCTACGTGCCGCCCTTTTCAGGTTGACTCCAGCCTGCGCCATCGTCACACTGGGAGCAATTTGACGGACTCGCTTCTCCAGAGCAGTCTCTACGGCAGAAGACTTCGCGACATCGGATTCTCTGAAGGGTTTGGACAGGAACGGGAACCTCCCGAGTACTTTCCTGAAGAACCGGATCCGCAACTTGTCAGAGATATCCTCGATTCCAAGCGGGATCCCCTCAGTGTCCGCAGCAGAAGCACGAGTCCTTGCTTGAGCCAAGTCTTCTACAGATCCACCGAAGGCAAACTTCTGGAATGCCCTCTTCACGAGGGGTCTGGCTGCCTGGGCGGCTCCAGCAAATGCAGCCTCCCAAGCCCCCTCCTTGATTGCTCTCTGGGTAGGGCCGAGTCCGGATAGCTCTGCGTGGCTTAGATTCGGATCTGAAACCCCAGGCATGAATTTCTTCGCGGCCAACTCAGTCAGATCTGCAACGAGACTTCCTGCTCCCGCTCCGAGTATTCCTCCAGCGGCTGTACCAAGTGGGCCAGCTGCCGTTCCGATCACGCCACCTACCGTTGCCCCTCCCCCAACGATCGCAGGACGCCAATCTGCCGTACTTCGGGGAATGAACTTCGATGCAAATCCACCAGGATCGGAAGAAGCCGCCGAGAACTCAGCCTCGATGATCTTCGATTCCTCGGGAGTGGGGTAGTCTCCGGCAATTTCAACCGGAACGAGCTGCCCTGTCCTAGGATCTTCCACCTGGATAATCATCAGCGCATTCCCCCTGGGCGACCGCGGGGAGTCGGAAGTGACATGTTCCCCATGGAAGGAGGAAGGGGTGGCAATGCAGGAGTCTGAGGCATCTGGTTCTTCGGAACCAGCTTCCCGTTCCTGATTACGAATACAGGCGATTGGGCTCCTTCAGCGGCCGGAGGAGACGCTCCAGCATTAGGAGGAATCTCAGGATTGTCTCTCGGGCCTTGGATTGGCCCGATCTCACCAGTCGGGAAGGACATCCCGAAATTCTCAGCAGCTCTCCTCTTGGTCGTCTCCTGCCTTCTTGCAAGGATTTCATCGATCTTGTTCAGCTTCGCGATGAACGCCTTGGGACCTCGGATATCCTTGAAGTTGAAGAGATCCTTCATCTCTTCGACGGAACGAACCGTGAGTCTTCCTGTGCCCGTCCTGACTGCACCAGCCATCGCGTAGGCTAGAAGGGTTTGCTCCGCCTCCAGTCTGGGGACCTTCAGGGTGCTCGGGAGACCGGATTCTGAAGCCAGGCCGGACACGACATTCCCGTTCTTGTCTATGAGCCCAAGCCTGCTCGCATCGGACTTCGCGATTCCTCCGTGCATGGCGGCTTCCGCGAGAAGAGCCTGCTGCCCCTTCTGGATCAGCTCAAATCCAACGCGGCTGCCTGTGAGGGAGTACATGCTCTCTGCGATACCGGCTCCAGCCTGGAAGGTATTCAGGACCCGAGCACCGATCCCGGCCGTTTCAGGGCTTTGAGAGATCGTCTGTGCCATAGATCGGATGGATAGCCTGGCCTCAGAAATCGAATCGATCGCATCCTGCACATCCATTCTCTGCTTGAGGAATTTCTGCGCTCCACCCCCACCGCTGTCGATCGTGACGGTTCCGTCTGGACCGATCGTAATGCTCTGCGAATTCCCGCCCGTTGCTAGGGTGATGAGACGAAGTTCCTCCAAATCGGAAGCCTTCCCCTCCGCAGACTTTCTAGCAAGCCTCTCGAACTCAGTCGTCGTTCCGCTTCCAGCGCGCCGCGCAATGCTTCGGATGTTGTCCGCGTACTGCTCGTTGTCTAGGAATCCGGATCGTTTCGCGAATAGATTTGTCCTTACGGACTCAGGCAGTTTCTGCTCGGCCTCCATTCTCGCCTTGGCTTCAGCTTCCCTCTGTGCCACCCTGGCAAGAGGCTCATTCAGGGCAATCTGCCTGGATAGATCCTGAAGCTGAGGAGCGATCTGGTTCGGGTTATTCGGGTCCCTCATCAGGTTTGCAGCTCTCTCCATGATCTGCTGAGCCGCTGAGAGATCCTGAGGATTCTTGGACGCGAGAAGACTGGGAACCTGACCGAGAGGCCCGGCTACCTCCGCTTCCTTCTGCATCTTCTTCTTCGACTGCTGGAGAGCAGAGAGCGAATTCCACACGTCAAGCGTCGTGTCGTTCGGAAGGAACTTGCTCAGATCGATGGAGGGGTCCTGGCTCAGCGCCTGCATTCCCATCTGGAGAATCTGGGCCTGCCGCTGCTGCATCTGCTGCTCTCTGCCCTGCCTCGCAGCAACGATCCGAGGCCCAACTCGTCCCAGATAGGCCAGCGGATGCGGCCTATACGGGGCAGGCATAGGAGGGTACGCCCTTCCAGAAGACTGCTGGGGAAGGATCGGAGGGGCCGGAACGATCTGGGGTCCGTCTGCCACGATTCATTCTCCTATCGCTATCCCATCATCCCACCGATGCCACCAACCAGATCCGCAGCCGCCTGGATGGACTGCGTGTTTGCCTGCTGCTGGCGAGCCGCAGCATTAGTGGACAGCTCGTACGCCTGGGAGAAGAGCGACGGCTGGACCTGCTGAACGGTCTGCATCGCCGGGACGTTTCCTCCGCCCATCCGGATTGCAGCCAGCTGGGCCGCCGTCTGCGTCGGAGCGTTGATGTAGTTCTGGAGCAAGGACGATCCGCTCACGGCAAGGTTCTGCTGTCCGCCGAGCGCATTCAGGGCGTACTCCAGGGCCATCAGGTCCGCATCCTGGGTTCCTCTGAGACGCGCCTCTTCCAGATCACCCAGAACCCGACCCGGGTTGTAGTTGGCGTAGTTCGCCTGCATGAGCGCATTCTGCGCCTGCTCGTCCACGCTGCGGTTCAACTCGCGCAGGATCCGGTCCTTCTCCTGCTGCTTGTATGCCTCGATCCCGGCTGCACTCACGTCAGGCAGGTTGGACATCAGGCTGTAGAGATCCTGGTAGGCTCCCACCTGACCCTTGCGCTGAAGCTCCGCAATCTGGGTCATCTGCCTCTGGATCTGATCGGCCTGCACCGTGTACTGCTTCTGGGCATCGATCAGCTGTCCGAAGTCCATCCCGATGGCAGCCGCCACGTTGTCGAGCAGGAAGCCCCTCAACGGGAAATCCGGGGTCTCCCCACGCGCCAGAGCCGCCGAGGCATCCGACATCATCTGGTAGACCTCGGTAATCGTCTCCCGGTCGGCAGGCTTCGTGTTGAGCCAGGTCGCCAGCGCCTGCGCGAACGGACTGCTCATCATCGTGGTCGCTTGCGAGGGAGGCTGACCGAACCCAAGAAGGGCGTAGTTCGTAGCCGCACCGAGGAGCGGGTCGGATAGCGGACTTCCCGTTCCTACGGTCACGATGGGGGCATCTTCCTGCCCTCCCAGCATCGTGCCAGCAAATCCAGCGAGTCCAAGGGTTCCCGCAGCCGGGTCAAGACTCATGGTCTGTCTCCTCTACCAGCTCGTTGATCTGGATGGATCCAGAGAGGGTCTCGAAGGCGAATCCCTCTGCAACGAGGCTTGTCCTACCGGGCATGTTCGAGATCAATACCCCGGTGGTCATTGTCTTGAATCCCATCCCTCCAAGGATCTTGAACGCCGCTTCGTATAGCGCACGGGAGATCCCCATCTCCCGGTACTCCGGCTTGACGTAGATCCCCCAGCTTCGTGCCTGCGGATCGTGCTTGGAGTCGAACGGAGGGTCCGCCATCCCTTCCCCCCAGAGCATCACCGCCTTGTCCTCATGGAGAAGAACCACTCCCCTCCTCGCTCCAGTCGTGTAGGCCGAGAAGACGAGCGTGAAGAAGCTGATCGTCCTGGGAGTAGGCAGAAGATCCCCACCGCTCCGGGCCTGGTCCTCCAGGTAGTCGAGCCAGAGCCTCAAGAACGTCGGGAAGTCTTCTTTTGTTGCCTGTCGAATCATCGCTACCTCGGTGGGATCGCCATCACGCGAAGGCTTGAGATAGTGCTCTCACCGTTCGCTTTGATGTCGGTTGTTCCTCCAGTGAACTCCACTGCATAAGTACACTCTTCTCCAGCGGTAGGAGATGTGTTCACATAGTTGAGTGCTATGCTAAAATCTCCGTTGGAATTTGTTATAACTGTTGCGCAAGCACTGCCCTGCGCTACAACGACTGCTCCTCCTCCACAATCCTCTGAAAGCCGTCCATTCATACAGCTTTCCGCCCCACCGTTCGCATCTTTCTCTCCAGCTACCACTCCTACAACGTCAATCACCCATCCAGAAGTAGGCGGAGTCACAGCCAAATCATCAAGTCCGTCAACATTCTCCCATGTATTTGCGATTGTTACATCGTCATCAGTAGAGCTACTATCGAATGCAACTAGAGGTTGGTACGGAGGCATCGGGTCCGCATTGATCTCGTAGACCCCAGCGTTGTCGAAGACGCAATCCGAGCTGTTGTCCACGGCGAGAAGCTGGATGATAACATCCGTGGGAACCGCATCCGTCTCGAACGTCCCGGAGAGAACCTCCCAAGTTCCGGTTCCATCCCCAGACACGACGGTCAGCTCGTTGGTATCCGCACCGGAAGTACCCAAGCTGCACGTATGATCATCCGGGCGCACCCAGACGATCGCGAGGTAGCGGGTTGCGGCCTTCAGCCCGTCCAGGGTCTGCTGGACTCCCTCGTTCGTGTCCGCCGCCCCGGCAATGACATTGATCCCGTTCCCGTCACCCTGCTCCTCCACCTCGATGAGCGCCTCGGATTGCACCGTATCCGCAGCCGAAGCCGTAGCAGACCATCCGTCCCCAACGGTAGGCGTGGTGGAGTTCCAGATGTCGAAGCCTCCGTTCTGAAGCATGTTGCTCCTACGAATCGGACCATCCGCCCATGAGGTATCCGTGGCCGTTGCCGCCGCTGCGGCCACCGCGCTGGCGCTGATCCCGACGGTCAGCTCGTGGATCTTGTACCGGAGCATCGCGATTTCTTCTTCCAGGTTCGTCGCGTTCGTGAGCGCATCGGTCGTCCCGGGAGTGGTCTCCGTGATCTGCTCCGCATCGTTCGTCGAGTAATCGTCCACGACATCCGCATCGAGCGCAGCCGGAACGGTTTGGTCGAGCTTCGTGAAGACGATTCCTGCCGCAGCATTGATGTCCGCGTTGACAATCGTACCATCCAGGATCTGTCCGCTTGTAATCCCAGCGGTGGGAGACAGATTCGTGCTGTCAATGTTCCCGTCCTGAAGTGTGTAAAGCGTATTGAAGTCAGCGTTGACCTCGGCAGCGGTGATGACCTGACCTGCCGTGTAATCTGTACTCCCACCTGCCTTCAGGGCACGAGTCTGTACCGCGGCGTAAGATCCGATGCAGAAGAGAAAAGAGAGGATGATGAGCCACCCCCATCTATGTACTCGATACATCACCCGTATCCTCCCCGATCCCCATCACCTGATGATCGATCTTGCTGATCTGCCACGGCTCGTCTTCGCCAGGATGGCTGATCTCGAACCCGATGGTTCTTCCCGACCCAGACGCATAAACCTTCTCGTCTCGAACATGGCTCGTTTCAGACCACACGCCCGATCCCCACACAGCCGCGTCCCACTTTGACCCGCCAAGAGGCTGCATGTTCAGCGGATGCGTGGCGGACTGCCTCGCTCCGTAGTCGAAGATGGCCCTGAACTGTGGTTTGTAGGAGCCTCCGGGACGCATCGTAATCATCACGTCCCCGAGCCTCTTCGTGACAAGAGTGGACCCGTAGTCATTGTGAGAGGTTCTCAGCTCGGCCACGTAGATCCCGCTCGTAGAGCCATCCACGCTGATGTCGCTGAATGTACTGGTGGATAGATACAGAATGTCCCCGAGATGCGTGGCGATCACGAGCTTCCAGTTGTCCGAGGAATCCCGCATGAACTTCATGTCCTGAATCCGAATCCCGCCTGCCATCTTCCAGACGTACCAGATTGCATCCTTCGACGTGAGGCTTTCGACGCTCTTCACGTCCAGGCATAGGATCGTGTCGTTGTAGGTATTCGATCCTGTCGGAACGGCGAAGAGAACGAACCCGTTCACATGATCGTAGGCGCCAACGATGTACTTCAGGCGAGACCGGTTCAGCGTGTCGAATGTGGGCCGGATCTTCCAGGATAGGAACGTGTCCGCTCTCTCTCCATGCTCCTGGCTCTGGCGCAGAGAATGAATCCCCTTGTCCGAGACGTAGATCGCCTCTCCTGAATCGAGCCCTAGGGAGACATAGGCACGTTGAGAGACGCAACCGTTCGCCACGGCATCGGTGATCGAGAAGTTGTCGTAAGCATTCAGCATCACGGCCTGAAGCGTCTTGTTCCCAAGGATGATGAGGTAGTCACCCTGGTTGTCCCGGTAGGTTCCGAATCCGGTCGTGAAGTTGTCACCGTAGGCGTTGAATCCAACAGTATTCCCTGTCGCCCAGCTTGCAGCAGCCGTGGGGTCAGATCCGAGGGTGCAGAAACGTGTGGATGTGGGGTTACAGTCGGCCACCGTGTTCCCCCTGAATCCGTTGGCAAGCAGGTAGTTCCTCCATGAGATCACGTACTTTGGATACGCATTGCCCGCACTCACAGGAATCGCCAACGCCACGGGAACATTGGCAGGATTCGACGGATCGAGATGCCAGAAGCTGTCCGTCCCGGCCCCCCCGGCACCCCAGATCAGGTTGTTGTGCTCAGTCATGTGCCAGATGTTGTCCGCAGCAGGAGTGAGCGTCGCCCCATCCGCGAAGGCAGCGTTGTCCTCGTAATAGACTGCGCACCCCGCGTAGGCGTTTCTCTCCGCGATGCACAGCAGGTATCGGCTTGCATCGAAATTGCTGCGCCACTCGTAGATTCCCTGGATGGGAACCGCGCCAACTGTCCCACCAGCCACAAGCGCAGTCGCGTAGTCCTCCGTGGCACCGGGCCTCACCGTTCCAGGACGAGTTCCTACCATCGTCCCGTATCGAGCCACGTTGTTGGCCTTCACGAGATCATTCGGCTGGAGGGCATGGGGGTCTTCATCCTCGTTGAGCCCTCTGAGCAAGCCGGTCGTCTGGTTCTGGTAGAGACTCATCTACGGTGACGGCACCTCCCTAGTCTGCCATCGGTAGTTCGGGTGACGATCCACATGAGCGCCAACAGGACGCATCACGCGCCTGCGGTTCGGAGCCGCGCGGTCCTCCCTGGATGCAAGCTCCAGATCGATCCGGTACTGCTTGGCTGACGCAGCTGCCCTCACGGGGTCTGCCTCAATATCAGAGTTCAGACAGTGGTAGAAGGATCGATCGACGATCAGTTGGATGATTCGCTCTGGAACTCCCAGCAGCGTGTCTGTGGCAGTCGACATATCCGGATGCGCGTACACATAGTCGTAGTACAGAATGTAGTCCGTATCCGGAGCAGGCCGGATCGACATGACCATCCCAGAGTCACCACCATCCGTCTCCAGGAGATTGTTGTAGGTATTGGTCCCGGTTCCTCCGATGATGACCGTGTAGGGCTGCCCAGTGCTGTCCGTGACGCGCGGCTCGATCCGGTCCCAGAAGATCTCCTTCTCGGAGAACTCGACCTGGATGGGCTGCTCCTCATCCCTGACGGATAGAACCTTCTTGACTGTGCTCGGAAGCACGTAATCGACGCAGAAAAGCTGCCACGTTGCATCCGTAACCGTAATAGATGTCTCGCCAATCCAATAAGGATCGGTATAGAGGGTCAGCCTTCCCAAGTACTTGAGAGGGTCAACGTAGATCACACGATAGGTCAGGTCTGGATGAAGCGTATCGTTGGAGACCCTGAAACGAGTGATCCTACCGGTCAGGATCGCATTCGCACCGGCCGCAGCATCGATTACTACATTGTCCGACCCGGCCGCGTGAGTGGTCAGCTCTGTTCCCTCCACAGGGCCCAGGAAGGTTGCGCTGCCATCCGTCCTCTTGTCGAAGCTCCAGGTCTTGTACCCCAGAACCTCCTTCGTGGACTTGTTGATAAGGCGAATCAGGGCTTGGGTCAGCTGGTCCGTGGCGGAAATCGCCGAGATCTGCTCCTCACGCAGAAGAACGCGGAGATCATTGACCATCGTGAGAAGCGTGGATGCCATTACGTCACCTCTGGCGGATTGCAGCTAGGACATCGCCGCTGATGAAAGCGGACGGCTCCCAGCGCACCCCGTTCCGTCTTCTTGGTGAAGGTCTTCCCGCACCGGGCCGTCTCGGTGAAGCTCATGGGTGCCTGGATCTCTGGCTTCTCCTCGGGCTCGACCGAAGCAGGCTTCGCTTCCTTCTCCATGGGCTTTGCGGTCAGAAGAGCCACCTGCTTGCTGTGCGCCTCGGGGCTTAGATCCCCGGCCTGAAGCATGGAGTTCAGAAGCTCCAGCTTGGAGGCAATCCCATCACTGCCGGAGTTCTTCGCGATCCCGAGGGTGGATTCCACCTCGGCAATCTCGTATGGCTTCATCTTCGCCCTGAGCTTCGGATCGGCATAGGAGGCAGTGAGAATCTCCAGTCTCTCCTTGTCGAGCTTCTCTCCGTCCCGGCTGTAGAATGAATCGGGACGTGCCCCGGCCGTCTCGTGCGGGGCGTAGTTCACGGGGACGAACTTCTTGGGGTTCGTCGGGTCCACCTGCACCGCGACAAAGCGGACTGGATCCGGAATGTCGTAGTCGGGCTGTCCACCCACCATCTTTCCCTTCAGATCGGGCTGCAACCGAACCAGCTCCCGAAAATACTCCTCGTACCACTGGATGTGGAGCTTTCGGAAGTTCAGCTCGTCCACCACCTCTCCGTCGTACCCGATGGCCCATCTCCGCTCGATTGGGACCTGACCCACCGTGAAGGGCTTCCCACAGGAGAGAATCGGCTCTCCCTTGTGCTTCACCACGATATCCTTGTTCGGGTGGTCGTTGTAGAACGACGGGACCATCCCTCGGACGTGCTCGTCCTCCAGCACGACGAAGATGCCGTGCTTGGGGTGGGCGAGATCCTGAAGGCTCTCCTCTCCGGGAAACGGGGCTGAACTCATGCTGATTCTCCTTATTCGTACCCGTAGCGCTCCGCCATCTCGCGGACTCTCGCTGCGGATGCGTAATCGATCTTCTCCATGTCCTCCCAGCTCATCGGAACGGGCTTAGTTGGCCCATCCACCTGAGACCCGTAATCACGGTTGATCGGAGGAATTTCCGACCCTTCTGGAAGGCTCAGAAGCTCGCAGATTCTGGGCCAGACCGAATCGATCTCTTCGATCCTGAAGAAAAGATCGATCTTCTCGTTCTTCTCGATCATCTCGTTCCACGCAACCCAGAAGAGCATCGCGCGAAGCTCCTTCGGGAAGAGCCCAGAAGAAATCCCGGTATGCCGCTCCTGCCAGCACCATACCGTTCCAGGAAAATGACGGTTGGCAAGAGAGGGAATCACCTTCCTGGGATCCCTCACGAAATGCCAGACCTGCTCGAACTCAAAATGGCTCCTGTGCTGCTGGCTCTCGTCGTTCGTGTCGTTGTACCAGTGGTGGCCTGGATACCAGCAATCCTCTACGGCAAAAAACATTCCAACGGTTCCATCACGCTTGATTCCCTCGTGCCCTACCTTGATTCCGCAGTTGCGAAGGATCTTCACGAGATAGCGGGTTCCGCTTCGCCCAGTAGCCAGACCGAGCAGTTTGTGGTGGCTCTTCTCCATGTCTGGCCTCTTTGTTGCCGCTACGAGCGCAGGATTATAGCGAGTGCTTCCAAGGGCCACGTAGGAAATGGGAGCCGAGCCGGGTTGACCCGGCTCCCAATCCTTCTTCTCTGCGAATCCAGGCATCCCTACGGAGCGATCTGGAGGAAGACAGGCTGGTACTCGTCGATCGTCCCGGTGTAAAGCTCCGTACCGATGATGCACTCCGCCACGGCGTCCTGGGCCTCGCACTGCCCGGCAGTCGTTCCGGAAGTCAGGAGAGAGCCGATCGCACTGGCCTCATCCTGCCACACCGCAGCGACTCCCCACGTCTGGCACCAGAAGAACTGCTTCGTAGTGCTCCCCGCTGCGACTGCCACGTTCGAGACGCCGCACGGGAAGTGGGTCTGGCCGGACGCCGCGATCACGACATCCGCCCACGGGTTCTTCATCAGCATGACGGTCGTTCCTGCAGCCGTTGCCACGCAGATCGGATCCTTCAGCGTCAGCGTCGAAGCCGTGGTGGCCGCGATGGCGGCATGCGAGGCGATCTTGTATGTGATCCCCTCACCCGTGTCGTCGATCACGACCATGTAGCCACCCGCGAAGTCATTCGCGGATGCCGTTCCGGAACCGGACGTGTACGAGATCTCGGTAGTCCCGATCGTCTCCGCTCCGATCACCAGATCCTCAAACCCGGCCAGCAGAACTTCCGACATCAGAAGGTTGCCAGCCACGATCGCCACGCCAGAGTTTCTGGCGTAGTAGTAGACCCGGCCATCCGATAGAGCCGCTCTGGTTCCGACCTCGTGGGACTGCGTGGAGCCGGTATCCCAGATCCCCTGCCCAGAGGCCATACCGTTCGCAAGAATGGGATAAGGCCCTGCCATGATTCATCTCCTTATTGCTGTGCAGGCGGTCCCGCACATTTCCTACGCGGCTGATTCCGCGAGGAGTTGCCTCAGTCGGTGATCGACGTGAGCTTGTTGTTTCCGTATCTCCGGTTCCCGATCGTCAGGGCGCAGGTCACTTCGAGCGGCCTCACCATGACGTTCTGGTTGCTCGACGGCTTCCAGTCGCCGAACGAAAAGTCCGCGCCTTCGAGTACGCGGAACTTGATCCCGTTGTTGTCCGAAACCCGTACCATGTAGAGGTATCCGGACCCTTGAAGGCCAGGGCATTGAATGAGCCGTCGGCCACCCGGACAGCCCCCGCGAAGCGCTCCTGGGGCTGAAGTACGCCTTCGTAGCGTTCGTGGGTCGGGTAATCCGTGATGATGGCATCGGGCTGGATCATCCCTTCACTGGCGTTGTTGAAGCAGGTCCGCATGTCGGCCAGACCCTGCGCCGCGAAGCTCCCGCTTGCGAAGCTGATCGAGCCGGCGACGGTTCCTCTTGCGGAGACGCCACGCGAGTTGTAGTTCGTGTAGCTCGCTCCGGAGAGGCCCTGGATCGTGTCGTTCGCGGAGATCAGATCGTCGATCGGAGTGATGGCATTGGCCGCTGCGGTCGTGGCATGGATGTCATCCGCCACGAGATCCGCGAGCGCCAGCATCACGCTGACCGTCTGGTCCTCCAGGAACGAAGCCATCGCGGCCTCACCGCGGTTCACCCGCAGATCGTGCTCCGAGACGACGAGCGCGTGGTTGTAGAAACGCCAGTTGGCGCGTGCGAACCGCGTGTTGTCGTCCGGGCTCACGGTGTGCGTGTCGAAACCGCTGCCTGCCCGCTTGGCCCCAGAGTGAGCACCGAGGCGAACCCTGTGGCTCACATCGATGCCTCCGGTCTGGGTGACGTGACCAGCCCCTCTCAGCCTCACCCCGCCGAAATCGCCGAGCGTCTGGTCGGCGAAGATGGCGAGCGAAGGAGAGTTGCTGAACACATGGTCGATGTTGTCGCGGAGAATGACGTTCGTGGTGAACGCGAACTCCCGCCAGTTGCTGTTCGTGAAATCGAGTGCAGCAACGCCCATTTCAGTTTCCTCCGAATCGAATCCGGAAGGAGCAATCCGCTAGATCTTGTCCGGGTTCGCCTTGGCGTATCGCAACGCATTCAGCGCGCCCTTCACCTCTGCGGGAGGCTCCTTGCCCGTGGTCGAGAGGCCAGACGGAACGTCCGTCCTGAACCCATCGACTCTCTTCTGATCGTGGAGGCGCTTGCGTTCTCCCAGCTGGAAGCGAACCTCTTTCGGAACGAACTTCCACGCCACGGCTTCCACCGTGTCGTAAGCCGTCGGATTCTGAAGGCTCCGAAGCAGCGCGAGTCCTTGCTCGTTGTTCCCCCATTGCCTTGCCTGGGAACCCATTCCCTGCTTCACCTTCTCGAACTCGTCCGGCTTCAGGAAGTTCTCCTGAGCGAACCGCTCCAAGTGATTCTGCAATGCCGCACTGCCCGTGCTCTGCGTGAGACCTGCTGTCTCTTCTCGGACCCGTTTCAGCTCCGTTCTCAGCTCACGGATCTCACGCTGCTCGTCGGTCAGATACTCGTCCTCGATCTCGGATGCGTTCTGCGAGTTTCCGTCCGGAATCATGCCTGTCCTCTCCAGTCCCAGAACCTTGTCTTGCAGGTTCGGGTGGGATCTCAACGCGAAGTAGTTCGTGACGGCTGCCGCGATCATTTCCGGTGTGAGACCCTGAGAGAGAAGGCTCCGGATGGCTTCGCTGTCCTCACCTGTCGATTGGGAGAGCTTGCGGACCTCTGCCTCCATCTTGTCGGCGCGACTCTGGTGCTTGCGAACCTCTTCCGCCGCAAAGTCGCCGCCTGCTCGGATTCGACCGAGGTAGTCCTGGGAACCCTGATCCCCAGTGCTAGGCGTAATCTGAGACGCATCCACCTGATCTCCGGGAATGGACTCACCACTCCCCGGTCCAGGCGTCACACCCTCCAACCCCACGCCAGGGGTAGGCTCTGCTGCCGACATGGAACCTCCTACATCGGTGTAAGTGACGGCAAAAGAAAAGACGGCTCTCGGGCTTTCGTCCAAGAAGCCGCCTTCTAGAAGGCTTCTTTTGCCGCTCGCGCCCCGGGCGTCCCCGAGGCGATCGAGATTGTCTACCGCGCTCTCGCGCTATCCAACCATTCCTCCCTGATTTCCTTGCATCAGGAGCTGCAAAATCATGTCCAGGGAAAGCTGGTGCCGTTGCCCAAGGCCGGCCAGTGGGTTTCCCTGAGGTGCGGCCATCGGGACGAACTGCGGAAGATCGAACGGTGTCGGTGTCGCAACCTGACCCATAGGAGTCGGGTACGTGAAGCTGTACTGACCGATCGGAACTGGGCTCGGGTAGAAGCCTTGAGAGGTATCGTAGGCGTTCTCGTCCTGCTTCCCGAACTCCTTCTCGATCTGGCTCTTCAGCCCCTTGTTCGAGGGCTTCTTCGGCTTCTTCTTCCCGGTTCGCACGTCCTCCGCGTGCTTCTCCTCCATCATGCGCTCTTTACGCATCTCCTCGTCGAAATACTGCTGGAAGGTTCCCAGATCCTTCTGGGCCTCTCCAGAGAGAAGCATCGCTAGGGCGGTCGAATCCGGCATCATCTGACCCCTTCAGGCTCTGCGCACGTCAGTCCGTGTATCCCATCTGCTTGAGAAGTTTCCGCGTGTTCTTGTTCGCACCCATCGTCTGCGTCACGTCCCGCCGAATGGTCTTGGGCTTGTAGCCACGCTTCGGCTCCGTGATCTGGATCTTTCCGCGCTTTCCCTGTATCATTCCCTTAGCCATATCGTTCTCCTGTGCTCTCGCGGTGCTTCTGCCCCGCGTAGCTGAAGCCGGTTCTCTTGATCGAAAGATCCGGACGGGCTCCATGCTCCTTGTCTCCCTTCGGATGGTATCCGAGGTCGCGCATGGCCCGTTCCTTGTCTCGCTGCGAAGAGTGCCATTCTCCGGTTGCATCGCTGTACTGAGGAGTCCCGAAGAGATCGGTCGTCATCTTGGACGGAACCCAGACCGTCTTGCCTCCACAGAGCGGGCACTTCGGGTATTCGTGGTTCTCGATCACCACGTCCAGCTGGATCGTCGCACAGCGCGTACAGCGGATGTCGTGGAGGGTTCGCGTCATTGCGGTCTCCCTCCCTGCGAGAAGATCGCAAGCGCAGCCGGGTCGATCTTCATCCCTTCCGGGCTCTCCTGCATCGGGTTCGCAATCTGCTGCTCGGCCTGCTGCGCCTTCTGCTGGCTCAGGTACTCCCTCGGATTCTTGCCGCGCGCCACGAAGTAGTCCTCGTAGGGCTTCGCGACGTTGCAGATCTGCATCCCGAGCTGCGTGGAAACCACCTGGATGTCGGCCAGCGCCTCGGCGGATTTCTGCTGGTGGCTGTCCGGACGGGTCGAGCCGACCACGATCTTGTAGTCGAGATCCTCGGAGAGATCTTCCGGACTGACGCGAACGAAGTCCTCCGCACCCGGTCCCACCACCGGGATCAGCTCCTCCTCCATCGTCACCGCACGCCGGCCGTGCATGTAGTTCCGGACGCTGGAGGTGATGAACTTCTCAAACGCCTGCTGGTTCCGAAGCGTATGGATGTCGGATCCCACCTGGACCTGCGCGGCCTCCTGGGCCGTCTCGACATTGATCCGCTGTGCCCGGTCCATCTGGGACTGCCCGATGGTCTCCCGGAAGTCGCGCTCCAGCAGCTCGTTGTAGGGGATCAACTCCTGCGGGAAGCCTCCGGCGCGAATCTCCTGGATCACCTCGGAGGCCACGCCGTTCACCTCCAGGATCTCCAGCACCTCGGAGTCCTCCAGCTTGTCCAGCTCGTCCTCATCCATCCCGCCCTTCTGAGCGGCAATGATCCGGCGCGTGTTCCGGGCGATGATCGACATGATGGTACGGAGACGATTCAGTTCCAGCTGGATCGGAATGGCCTCCTCCATCACCGGAACCGGGAAGGGAGAGTCCATCTGCTCGTTCACGGCGAGGATATCCACCGGAAGATGCTCCCAGGGAAGCGGCCAGTCAGCCTGCTCCCGGACGGGGCCGGAGACCTCATCATCGAGCGTCATCTGGAACCACGTCCGTTCCCAGATCTCATAGACGGAGTAGATCTCGATCAGGTCCCCCCAGTCCTCGTTCCGCTCATCGAGCAGCCCCGGATCCCGCATGTGCTTGTACGCCTGCGAGACGTTCGGAGCGAGCCCCTTCTTCACGACCATCCCGGGCGTATTCTCGATCTGCTCCTCGGTCATCAGGTTCCGGAAGGCTACCCAGCGAAGCTCTCCATCGTTGTGCCAGGAGCTTGCCAGAGGATCGAGCAGGCAGTCCCACATCGGGATCCGCTTGATCCACGGACGATTCCGCTTGGCAGGACGATACAGCTCCAGGAGCTTCCCGTTCTTTCCGATGTAGGCGTCATCCGGCGTGAACCCATGCCGGCAGATCCCGATCGGAGCGAAGAAGTGGTCTCGAAGAGAAGCGTTCCACTGACGCATGAAGTTCAGCTCTTCGATGTCGTAGTTCACGAGCTTTGCGGCCTTCGGAGCCGACATCACCGCTCGATCGCTGCGCGGGAAGACCTGCACCTCCGGGTCTCGTGCGGCCACCTGAGCCTGGAGTGTATTCGCTCCGGAAAAGACCTTGTTGATCGTGACCAACTCGCCAGTGCTGAGACCGAGAAGGGGCTTCACCAGCCCCCAGTGGTTCCCCCGGTACATCTCCAGAAGGATCCGCATCGCGGACATCTGGCTGTTCCCGATGATCCCCTTCTCGGTCCAGACATCCCGGGCGTGCTTCAGGCGCACGCGCCAGCGATCGAAATCCTTCTGGGAGAGCTTGGAATCAGGCACGGTAGAGCCCCGACTGGAGCCTACGTGCGCTGAAGGCCCCGAACTTGTCTTGTGTTCCGAAGCGGCGACGCTTCACCTTGCGTAGATGCTGCTTGATCCAGTCCTCGTCCGTCCCTTCCCGGCTCGGAAGTGGACGGCTCATCACGAAGTAGCGGGCAGAGTCCGCGGCATGATCGGCCCCGATGAAGGAGCCGTTCGCGAACTCGTTCTTGCATCCCTCGCGGAAGCGAAGGGTCTTCCACTCAGCGATCGTATTCTTGCAGCTCGCGGTGACGTATAGGCCCGGGAAGCCCTCCACCGGGCCTTCCGTCATCAGATCACGAAGCCGGGTGAAGCCTGCGGAGCGATCCCGCATCGCGTTCTTGTTCCTGTCCCAGACGTTGAGACCCGCATCCCGCATGATCTGGGCTACCTGTGGCTTGCTGGGATCTCCAACGATGTAGGACGTGTTCCCGTATCTCTCCATCCTCTCTCGGATCCCGTCCACGAGCTTCGGAGAGGTGAGCAGGCGCTCGTAGATCTCATCGAAGAGGACGAGAATCCCGTTCGACAGGATCGCCCAGAAGTGCGCCACGGCCGAATCCGAGTAGCCGTAGTCAATCGAGACCGCCTTCGGAGCAAACTCGACCTCATCGGGAGCCTTCGCGAGAACATGTCGCTCCTTGTTGAACGGAAGAACCATTCCGGTGTAATAGACCCAGAGACCGAGGAATTGCTCGGCGAAGTAGGGATCATCCCGGTAGGTGGCATGGGGTCCGACCGTCTCCTTCACGCGGATGTCGGCCAGCCTCTTCTCCTGGTTGAACCGCTCGATCGGATAGTGCGGGTTCGCCTCCTTCGGATAGTGGAAATGCTCGATCCCGAGGGAGGGATCCTTCTCGCCGCGCTCCTTCAGCTCCCGGAT